TTTAGTTGGTAAATCTATGTGGTCATTAGTTTATGATAATGTTTTGATTAAAAACGTGTATAACAATATCAAAGAAATCGAAACAAAACCAGGAGTTGGATTTTTTTACATAATATATGACGAACTTTTATATGTTTACCAATATAAGATTGGTACCTTAACTAGTAAAACTAATGAAAATAAGTGTTGGGTTGAATTAATATATAAAGGAGACGTAGTCGATGTTACACAAAAAGAAGAATTAACTAATATAATTAAATCTAATTTTAAACAAGTAGGTAGCACCAAAAAAGAAAAGTTTATAGAAAATATTGATACCTCATTTCCAATATTTAGAGTTAAATATGAAGAAAAGTTTCCGTTAGAAGGTTCTATATTATCAATCAGTAAAAGAAAAATAATGAATTATATTTTTCAAACAATCAAAATTCAAGAATTAAAAGGTTAAATAAATGAATACTAAAATTAAAAAACCCGACCATATTGTATGGGATGAAGAAAACCAAAAATATCACGCCAATATCTTACCTTATGGTAGTAGTCTATCTGCACCATCAATTAAAATAGAAGATATATCATCATATAAACAAAGAAATGTTCAAAAAGTACAAACTAAATTTAATAAAAAATATCAGGAATTAGTTGATGAATATAATAACTTAGTTGATGAAGTTAAATTAAATCAAATTGTTTATAGTTCTGACTTTTCTTTTGAGCCTGTGATAGGTCACTCTTATCACTTATACTATAGAGATAATGGAAAATATTTCTTATCTTTAATTGAACCTGAAATGTGGAATGAGGAATACGTGTTAAGTGTAGAACTAAATTCTGAAAATAAATGGGTTTTAATTAAAGAAGTTTAATATATGAGTCTACAAAATCCTAAAGATGTAAATATTACCGATAATACAATATCAGTATTATTAGCTGGTGGTTTAGGTAATATGATGTTTCAAGCGGCCACTTTAATGGTTTATGCTAAAGAAATGGGGTACGACCCTTTAATTGGTTATTGGACAACTCATCAATCAGAAAGTTCTAAACCTAACCCCCATCTTAATAGAGAGGGTAGAAATATACATTTTGACCCATGGGGTGGACACATATTAAAAGACCCACATATATCTTTTGGTGATGTGTACCCTAAATTACCATGGTTTGATAGTAGACCAAATGCATTTCAATGGTGGTTTGACCAAAGTTTAGCGTGGGATATAGATACTGGTGAGGGAGGTGTTTACTACGATTTAAAACAAAAAGTAAAACCTCCATATCTATTTCAGGGATACTTTTTTAATAAACTATATTGGCATCACCAAAGAGACTACATTTTAGAATTATTTACATTAGATAAAAACATAAGTAATTATATTGAATATAATTATGGGAGATTATTCGACAAGAGTATTTCTCTTCATTTAAGAATGGGTGGTGGTCGTCAAGATAATTTTTTTGATATAAAATTAATACCTGAAGAATGGGTTACTAAAATTTTAAATAATGAAGGTGAGGACCACAAAGTACTTGTTTTTTCAGATAATTTAGATTCAGCCAAACATTTTGTAAATAAATTAGGGTTTCCTAAAGAAAAATTTGTTTATATTGATGAAGACCCGTATATTGCAGTTCATATGATGAGTATGTGTGATAAACATATTCTTTCTAATTCAACACTTTCTTTTTGGGGTGCTTATCTTGATAAGAAACAAGAAAATGAATATACTTTCGTACACAAAAGTTTTTTTGAAAGACATCCTCATAGTATGATACCTTACAGTAACTGGAAAATTAATTATTAAAATATAATATCATGAACGAAAAAATTGAAATCACAACAACAGCTATGAATAAATTAACAGGTAAACTTAGAGTACCAATTCATATTGATTATATATCTACTTATATTTTAAGAGACTCAATAGAAAATACTCGAAAAATATTGATTAAATTAATTGAAAATGGTATGATTGAGGAGAGTAGTCATTCTAATGATTATTATGTTTTAAAAACTAAAGGTAATGAGTAAAGAATTAATTTCCCATCCTGACTATTATGGGGGTAAAGATAACCAATATGAGGTTATAAAAATAGCGGAAGCAACAGGATTAGATAAAGACGCGTATCTATTTAATGTATTGAAATATATAGTTAGAAGTGGAAAAAAAGATGATAATCCACCTGTACAAGATTTAAAAAAGGCGTTATTTTATTTAGATAGAAGAATAAAAATAATTGAAAAAAATGGAGAAAAATAAAATTTATTGCGGTGATGGCCGTAAACTTATGTCGGAGATGTCCGAAAAAACAGTGGACTTAGTTGTAACTAGTCCACCTTACGGTGTTGGTATTGATTATGATAATTGGGATGACGATAAAGAAATTGCCGAGTATTGGAAATTTACAAGAGAATGGTTAAGAGAGACTTATAGAGTACTTAAAGACGATGGTCGTATAGCGATTAATATTCCTTATGAAATTAATCGACAAAAAAAAGGAGGTAGAATTTATTTTTCCGCTGAGATTTGGATGATTATGAAAGAAATCGGTTTTGGGTTCTTTGGTATTGTAGATTTAGAAGAAGATTCACCTCATCGTTCAAAGACAACTGCTTGGGGTAGTTGGATGAGTCCATCTTCACCATACATATATAACCCTAAAGAGTGTGTTATTTTAGCTTACAAGAAAAAACACAAGAAAGACGTTAAAGGTACACCACAGTGGAAGGGTGAATTTCAAATGGTTCCAAATGAAAAGATTGAAGGAGAATTTAGAAAAAAATTGGTTTACGAAGATAAAGACAAAAAAGACTTTATGTCTTTAGTGTTTGGTCAATGGAATTATTTTGCAGACACAAGACAAAAAACCAAGGCTACTTTTTCATTAGATATACCATATAGGGCCATTAAGATTCTTTCATATAAAGAAGATGTAATAATGGACCCATTTAATGGAAGTGGAACAACATGTTTAGCGGCTGAAATGTTGGGTAGACCTTGGATTGGTTTAGAAATTAGTAAAAATTACTGTGAAGTTGCTAGAGAAAGATTAAAAGAATATCAAACTGAACAGAAACAACTAAAGTTAGTCTTAGATGAGCATACGAGAAATTAAAGTCTAAAATAACTGAAACCCCTACAAAGTAAGGGGTTTTTTGTTATTATAGATATTTATTAATAAAAGTTTTTATGTCAAAATTATTTATAAATGAGTCAGAAACATCTCAAATACGTAAAATGTATTTAATAGAGAATGAAAGTGACAAAAAAGACGGTACTAAAATGAGGGCTAGCCAAAACTTTTGGGACTTTATTAAATTTGAAGAAGGTGACCCAAAAAAACCAATTGGTAACATAAAAGAACCTTTATTAAAGGCGTATAAAGACACTAGTGATGTGTGGACAATAGGTTACGGCCATACCGGTAAAGACGTGAAAGCGGATTTAGTTATAAATAAAAAACAGTCCTTAGAATTACTTTATAAAGACGCTTCGGAAGCTGCCGATTGTGTTAGAAGATTTTTAGGGGAATGGAAAGATAAGGGATTAAAAACGTATATGATAACTCAAGGACAGTTTGATTCTTTAATCTCATTAGTTTTTAACACTGGATGTGACTCAGTTAGAATGTCAAGATTTATACAATATCTTAAATCAGGTCAAAATAAAAAAGCAGCAGAAAGTATTCTATTATATAAATCCTCAAATGATGGACTTAAGAGTAGAAGAAAAAAAGAAAGTAATATGTTTATATCATGAAAAAGTTAATTAAAGAATCAGGATTAAGAAATATCGGAGATTTATCTAAAAGATATCAGAAAGCTAAAATATATTTTCATCAAGACTTAGACGGGGTAACTACCGCTTTGGCTATGAAAAATTATTTAGAAGATAATGGAATTAAAGTTGTTGATTCTGAAATAATACAATATGGGGATAAGGAGTTTGCGGTTAAGAAACAAGATGCGAACGGAGATACAATGCCAGTTTTAGTGGACTTTGCTCACGGTAAACCAATGTTTGTCGTACATACTGACCACCATGATAGTCAAACAGGAGTTGAAGGTGATACTTCAACATCTTTTAGGTCTTCACGTTCCAATGTTGAAACGTTATCTCAAATAATGTCACCTAAAGATATATTCACTTCAGATGATATTAGATTAATATCTACAGTCGATTCAGCTGATTTTGCTAAGTACGGTTTAAAACCACAAGATATTATGAATTTTGTATTTAAATTACAAAAAGATAAGTCACTTCAAAAAAACAAAATGGCCTTAGGGTTAGCAACTAACAAACTTATGTTAGCTTATAAGAATAAACCAGGTTTTATGGAAGATTTAGTAATGACATCTCAACCGTCACTTTTAAACATATTTCAAAATATTAATAGATTGGCGGCAGAAAAAGGGTACGCACTACCTGAAGAGATGGCGTTAAATCAAAAAGACTATGTACAGAAACAAAAAGATAGTGAAAAAGTTTATGTTGATGATGGAATTATAGTACAATACGGAGGTGGTTCAATGTTTAAACCAGGTTCTTATGACCGTTATACTCCATTCAAAAATAATCCTGAAGCTGACTTTATAGTAATTGCATGGCCAATGGGATTAGTACAAGCTTCATGTAACCCATTCAAGGGAGAGAGAGAATTAAAAGGTGTTAACTTAGGTGATATAGCTCAAGAAGTATTAAGTAAATGGGAAAGTCAATTAAGAGAAAAAATTATACCGCTATCAACTATAAAATGGATATCGGAAGGTAATAAACAATTTGATGAGGAATCAGTTGGTTTTACTAATGCGGATTTAGAAGCCTTTTATGGTGATAAGGTTCGCTCAATGGATGGTGGAGATGAGTATATGGAGAAATTAAAAGACATCATGGACAAACCTTCAAATAGCTTAACTGAAGATGAGTGGGCAATATTAGATAAATTAGGTGTACCAGCATGGGAAATGATTCAAGCTAACTCAGGTGGACACAAATGTATTACAAATATATCCGCATTAAATTACTTCGGAAGAGGTAAGAGAAAACCTGAAGGTAAATATAAATACAATAAAGATAAAGGTGATTCACCATATGTTAAGTTTGTTAAAATGATTCAAAAAGAATTTGTAAGAAAACTTAAAGAAAAAATTAATGAGTCTAAAGGTGTAAATGAGTCGGTTTTAAATGAGGCTATAGGTTTCATATTTCCAATAGGTAATGAAGAATTTAATGTAGGTTATGACGAATCTGGTTTAGGTAGAGGTAAAAAAAAGGTATTAGATAAAGACGATGCAATTCACAACAGTGATTATGGTTCAGGAGACGCTAAACATCAACACAGAGGAGGTCATTTAGGTATTGATATATTCGCACCTAAAGGTACACCTCTAATTTCAGCAACGGATGGTGAAGTAATTAAAATTAGAAGAAAAGATAGAGGTGTAGGGGGTAAAACAGTTAGTATACTTACGAATGGTATTGTATACTATTACGCTCATTTGGATTCCGTATCTAATGAAATTAAAAAAGGTGAGGAAATTAATAAAGGTACGTTTATTGGTACTGTGGGTGATAGTGGTAACGCTAAAGGAACTCATCCACACTTACATTTTTCTATGTATGAAAAAAGAAATGGTTATAAAAGAGGGACTATTGACCCTTGGCCATTTTTAAAAGATAGTCTTGATGGAG